CTGAGCAGAATTTCTTTCCAGGTGTGGCCATTCACCTCGATATTCAAAACCGCGATGATGCCCGCGCAAATCAACAGTAGCCAGCGCTTGCAAAAAGAAAGCCAGGTGTCACCGACTGAAGTAGGCGGACTCATCAAACCACTCCGTGCCGTTCTCGGAGTAAAGTTTATGCCCGCCAGGCGCCACGGCAACATACTCCGGTGCGGAATAAACTTTGTAGCCTGTAGGAGCCGTGACGGGGCTCCAACCCGGCGGAGGCGGTCCGACTGGCGCTTTCTTTAGTCGTTCATAGAAAGCATCCTCGGACATGAGTAACGGCGGCAGTTCTTTTTTGACAATCTTCTTTGGTTTCACCATTGCGCCTTCTTGCCGTTTTTCAGCCAGGCTTGGCCGTGCCGTCCGATGGAGGCCAGCCAAGCGGCTTTATCGGTGCGCGTGAAATCGACGTCCGAAGTTTGCGGCTGACCGGCGACGGTCCGCGTATTACCCCCACCACGGCCGTCGCCAGCCGCCACGGTTCGGCGAGGCCCAGCTCCTTGGGTGCTACCCCCACCGAGATTAAAATCCCGCAACACGCGCTTGACCACGTTCGGCAGTTTCTGCCGCGCGGCGGAAACCACGTACTGCACGCTGCGGCCGTGGTCACCGGTGGCCCTGATGGCATTGTAGCGTTCGCTGTAGTTGGGGATCGATCGCACCGCGGAAACTAGATCTTCGCGGATTTGTTTGCGGATGCGGTTCGCGGTATCGACGCGCAGCTTCCGTCCGGCCAGCTCCTGGCGCAACAGCCGGTTCATATACGACATCACGTGGCCGTTGACTTCGTTCTCCACGCCGCTACGGAAAGTTTTCTCTCGCTCGGTGACGATTTCCTGGCGGTCTTTGTTCAACTGCTCGCGATCGGCCGCGAGCGGATCGGGCGCCTTCGAACGCGTAGCGAAGTTGCGCAACTCGAGGAAGAAATTCTTGAGCGCGCCGAAATGCTTTTGGATGTCTTCGAAGCGTTCGCCCGCGATGGCGGTCTCGAGATCCGCCATGGTGCCGATGACCCCGCAGCGGTCCATGGTCTTGTAGATCGGGCCCGAGAGCGCGCGATCGTGTGCAGGAAGATCCATGGCCTCGAGCCGCTCGATGGCCGGGCCGACAAGCTTCGCGAATCCTTGCGGATATTCCTTCGCCCAGGTGTCGACGAGTACGGGATCGCCCTGCTGGAAGCCTTCCTCCATCATTCTCGAGGCTTCCACCTCTTCCGCCATCCCCTGGATGCCTTCGGTGCCGCCGTGGCTCTCGAGGAGCTCCGCCGCCGCGCGCAGGTTCTGCAGCCCGCCGAGTTTGTCGGCTTCACCGGCCTTGAAGAGTGCGGCGGTGAGCTGGCGTTCGAGGCGTGGAAAGCGTTTCTGAAAATCGGGATTCGCGGCTGCGAGTTCGCGGATCGCTTTTCTTAACTGGACGGGAAGAGCCTTGGCGTCTCCAGGTCTTCGCTCTCCTTCTTCGCCTTCCGCTCCGCCTTCTTCTTGCGGCTGGCCTTCGCCTTCTTGGCTTTCGCCTTCGGGTTGTTCTTCGAAAGTTTCTTCGCCACCTTCTCCTCCGGTTGACTCTTCGATTCCTGATCCTTCATCGCCTGATAGTAAACCGAGTTCTTCACCTTCCATAAACGCTCCTTATTGACCTGGAGGAGGCGACGTTGTCCCGGCTGCCGCTGGTGAACCGCCACCGGGCGGCATTTTCTTCGCCGCCTCCAGAGCCTGATTTTGTGTTTCTTCCGCTTGCAACTTCGCGGCATCGAGGGTGATGCCGAACTTCGCGGCCGCCTGCACCTGGCCGTCCACCGGAAGATCCTTGAAATTCATGGAGAGGCCTTCGCTGATCGGTTTCGCCTGCGGTGCCTGCTGGCCCGCCTGCAAAGCCGCGAGTGCGCGTTTGTGCTCGTCGTAATGCAAGCGCACGTTTGCGAATCCGTCGGGATTTTCCGCTCGCGCCTTGATCCCGTCCGAGGAATTCGCCCAGGTCTTGATCTCGCCCATTTCGTTCATGTGGTCGTCGAGCTCCTCATCGACCGGCACGGTTGAAACGAGCTGCGGGATCTGCGCGATCGCCGCGTTCATTTTTTGCTTGGCCATGTCGACCATTTCAGGCGGCGTGCCCGGCGGCGGAGGGGAAGCACCAAAAGCCTGCTTCGCCTGCTCGAGCTGCGGATTCGGGCTCGGCGGTGTTTCGAGCATGATCATGATTTCGGATCGCTGCTTGATAGCTGCGTCAGCCGCTGGCACGGCCAGTTCCGGCAATCCCGTCTTGTCTTTAGCTATAGCTAAATTCCGCGGCACCGCTAGGATCGCCTGCAGAATGGGATTCGCGGCCGCGGCCGCCATCAACTGCGTCCAAACGGCGCGCTGCGCCACCCAGGACTCGGGAAAGTTTTCATCCGTATCCGGGAAGCATCGAACATTGCCCTTCAGATCCTCGGGATCGACATTCAGGTGTTCTTTGATCCCGCCAGCACCGGGCACCTCGCCGCTCATCGGCGAATTGCGGAATTTTGCGGCCGCGCCTACGGCCTGGCGGATGATGCTCGCGTAAGCCGCTTTCAGATTGCGCCACGTGAGCCCTACACGGCCGAGGGCTTGATCACGCTGGCTCGCGATCCCGCTGGCGGTATCATTCGCGCCGGTGTTGCCGCCAAACAGTGCCGGGAAGGCGCCACAAAGAAACTGCGAGAATTCCCCGAAAAGATTTTGGATGTACGTCAGCAAGCCCTCGGCCAGTTGGATCTGCGGCTCGACAAAGATGTTCGCGGCCATATCCTTATCCGGCTTGCGCTTCATCTTGATGTACTGATTCGGCCGCGATTGCAGTTCTTTCAAAGCTTCGAGATCGATGGCTTCGGAATCGACGAACTTCAGCGGCACGAGGTGCATGAAGGCATCGTGCACGTAGTCCATGCAATCGTTCAGTTTTTCCTGCAGCGGAATGATCGGGCTGCCGAGCGCCGGGCGGTGCGCGCCGTCGCCGGGCCGCGCGTGGATGAGCGTCAGGTGGTCGTCGATCGATTCCTTGCGGCATTCGACTACGGTCTTGCCGACCATCGAGACCATGGCGCCTTTCGGAAAAGTGTCGTAAAGCCAATTGCGCTTGGGACCTTCCTCGATCTCGGTGTAGAACGATGGCCGGAACCAGCCGAGCATTTCGGTGGCGTTGTAGGTCATGGCGTCGTTGGTCATGTTCGACGGACGCATGCCGGTCATGATCGACGTGCGTGCCAGGCGGGCATATTCGGTGTTGGCCGTCGGGGTCTGCATGGCCTGCAGCTCTTTGGCTTTGTCCGGGTACTTCGTGCGCATCCGTGTGATGTCGTACTCCTGCGAGAGCAGCAGGTAGTCGCAGCCGTGGATGTCTTTCGTCTGGATCGGAATTTTGGTTTCGAGTGCGCCGTAGCACTCGATCACTTCCTGGCCGCGCGGCGTGCCGCGAGCGAAACTTTCCTCACCAGCCGCAGCCTTGCCCGCCTCTTCCGGCAGATACTTCAGCTCGTCCTCGATCTCCGTTTGTTGTTCGTAGCCGAAGCGTTGGCCGTCAATGACGTAGTGCGTATAGACGATCGAGCGGCCGTCGGTCCACAAGAAGCGCGCGATGTCTTCCTGCAGCACGATCATGTTGTTCGCGCGTTCGATCAGGCGCCGCGCATCGTCAGAAGATTCCGCGGCCGAAACGTCGGCAGGATTCGTCGGATCATCAGGCTCGAAACGTACGCTTGGCGTGCCCGCGGTGAGCGCGGCCGTGATGGTGTCAGCGAACGCCAAATAGATATTTGTCTCGCGGGACTGGTCATCGTAGCTTTGTCCGCCGACGAGGATGAGCTGCGGAAGCACCCAGGCGCCGTTACGGCCGGGCAAAAGAAACTGATTGCCGCGGTAGAAGTAGCGCGCCTTCCAGGCATCACGGATTTCCAGACGATAGCTCGTGAGATCGCGCTGCGCGGCTTTGTCGGCGAGATCCGCAAGGATATGCTCTTTCTCTTCTTCGCTGAGCCCGCTTTCGTCTTCTTCCGAGAGATCCACGCGGTCTTCGTCGGCCACCGCGTCGACGGGGCACAATTCTCCGGGCTGGAATTCGTCGACTTCTTCCTTGGTTGTCTCTTGAGCTTCGTGCTCAGGATTTTTTTCTAGGACGTCATCTTCCGCCATGTTTTGCGGCCATATAAACGAGAGCGAGGCGGGCGCGTTGCCCGGTCACGCCAGGTGCGTGCTTTTTCTTTTCGGCGTAGGCGTGGGTACTCATTCCGTGGCGCTGGGCCTCAGCCTTGAACACCCCTTTGGTGCCGCGATGCTTGATTCCGGCAGAAACCTTTCCCATCCATTTCTCAGCCATGTTTCGTCTCCCGGTAGCGCTGCGCCAGGCCTTTCGGCAACACGCGTTCACCGCGATGGAGGCGATAGACGCCGGTTGCCGGGATGCGGCCGCCGTGGCGGAAACCCTGCACGCGTTGGAGCGGTGCGTTCACGTTTGCGGCCATCTGATCGAGCCACGGATTCGCCGTGCTGACTGGGCGACTTTTTTTCAAGACGTCGTCTTTGTTTTGCGCGGCTGCGGCGGTGGCGGCGGTGGCGGCAGTCGTGGCGTTACGGGGCGCGGCTAACACTTGCTCGTCCTTGTGCACGCCGTAATCGCCGGTCGAAGGAACGAGGCCGCCTTTTTGGAAGCTTCCGCTTATCGGGCCGTAGCCGATTCTTGCCGAGCCCGCTCCGCTCGGAGGCATTGCCGAGGCTGCCTGGCGGCGCTGTTGTTCCGCGATATTTTCCTGCAAACCCTGGACGGCGTAGCGTGGATCGGTCTTTGAAGGGCCGCCGCCGAGATTTTCCCAAGGCATCAAGCTCGGTGCCTGGCGCATGCTGCCGTGCCAGTCGGCGGTTTCCGCTTCCCGCGTGCGCCTTGCGATGTCCTCAAATTGTCGGCGTTTCAGTTCTTCATCGGTGGGCATGTTTCGCTCGTCGGTAACTGCGCGCGAGAGACTTCTTTCCGGGATGTTCCTTGCGCAGGTAACTCATCTTGATGGCCATCGCCTGTCTGGGATTTTTCACGATCGGGCCGCCAGGGCCCGAGTGCAGTGTGCCCTCGTGGAAATCTTTCATGATCTCAGACGCGGGCATTAGAGCAACTTATCCTTCACGCGGCGTTCGCGTTGTTTTTT